CTTCGCAACCTCATAACGATAGTTGCTGAGGCCACCCCCCAACCCAACTCACAAAGTGTCAAAATCGTACTATTTACCCTCTTCATAACTACACTCTTTTCGGTTCATACACAAAATAATTACTACAAATTACTTGTAGACCTGATCGTTGCCCGAATTTTCGGAGCTAATATGATCATCAGTTGGGTTAACGCATGTAAGACCTCGATTGCAGACTCTGTTCGTCAACTAGCACTAAGAGCCGTTAAAAGCTCCCAATTGCTAACCGATGAAGCAGTTACTAGCAGGTTTAGGAGTTTGAATATTCCACAACTACCTGCCACCAAAAGTCGTGAGCACGGGGCCCTCCGAAGTCTGCGCACACAGGCCAGGAGGTCGATTGAGCAATTCGCCATCGAGAACGGATTCAAGTTAGTGCATAAAGAAACCAATTCTGAATATTCCAATGCCATGCATTACAAGGAATTGAAGAACCCGGATCCGTACACTATCACTCTCTCCCCTAATTCACTTAGATATTTAGAAGATAGCGATTATTATATAGATATGAATAAATATTTGTCTAAACCATACCAAACAATCCTTTTTACATTCACGCCTACCAAGGCTGCTGCTGCCATGGATACTAATCTTGGCTATTACTTCGACTCCGACAATTACGTTAATGCTTTTGTAAGCGGCGGAGCAAAGTATAGACATCGTCTATGGGATTACAACAGCGATCACTTGGTCGTCACTGGCTATAAGCGGTGCATACCTTATAAGTATGTCACCTATCGTGTCACACGGCTAAGCATCAACTCACTTTACTCGATTGTTTATTTACAACCAATTAGCGTAGTCCGCGGGTTCACTAATGTGCTCGCATATAGAATGGCTACAAGCAATTTTCATAGTTTAGATTATTTCAGCCCAGTTAAGGGCCGATTTACAATTATCAACGCTATTAGTGATAGTAAACATGTAACTAGCATAGCAGATGTGAATACCTTCGCCGAAGCAACCATTGAAACTGACCAATTGGATTCTCTGATAAGCCAGCGTTCGGTTGTTAAAGTAGATATAACAACAGCACAAGTGATGAAACGTACATCACTTTCTGAAGGTAAGGCATCCATAGTATTGACTTATATACGTAGTGTTTCAGAAAAACCACCAGCATATGTCTTCCCAGTTGAGTTGGCAACAATCAGGTATCAATACCATGATACTGAGAACCAAATAGACGAAGCAGCCAAACCATCATTAATTGCGTTTATGACGCCCTTTATGCATGGTGCATACGCTCCTGATGTCTGTGCAGGAAACGACCAACAATGTGTGGAAGGCAGAATCATCAAGGTTAGATCCACTGTCAATATCACACCTCTCCATTTACAATATGTTAGAGAATATATAGATTTGCTAGTACC